GCTCGCCGCCATCCCGGACGACGAGCCGTTCTGACCCGCCCCAACCCCGGCCACCCCGACCGACCAGAAAGGACAGCAACCGCCAGATGAACACCACCACCACTGTTGCCGCCCGGCCCGTCACCACCGACGTGTTCGACGAGATCACCGGCGAGCACATCGTCTCCGTGGAGCGCGAGCTGCACTACGGCGACATGGCCGGTGGCGGTGTCGTCGTGCACGTCAGCTGCCGCACCCCGTCCCGCTGGACCGCCACCGTTCGCCGCATCTGACCGGCCCGGCCGGGCCCGGTGATATCGGGGCCGGCCCTCTCTATCGACCACGCCCCTCACCACCGACACCAGGAGTACTGACGTCATGACCTATTCGAGTCGGCGGCAGCGGCTGCACGAGCAGCACGACGGCAACCCCGGAAAGGGGGCCGAGCTTACGGCACGCCATGTGCGCACCCGGTGCTCGCCGCTGCTGGACGAGGTGGAGGTCGGCTGGTGATCGACGGGCGGCGTTGACCAGCGGCTTCCGTCCAGGGTGGACCCCTACACGTTTACCGCCGCCAACCGCTACGGGACACTGATCGCCATGAGCGACACCGCCACCGAGCCCGTGCCGATCGACTGGACAGCTGACGGGTCCAAGCCGCAGCGTGAGGGCGAGCGGTGCTCGGGGTGCGGTCAGGTACTGATGCTCACCCGTCCCGGCCGCAGCTACTGCGCGTACTGCGACGTCACGGCCGGGCGGGACCCGTTCGCCACCGACCAGGCCGAGCCACCGGCCAATTGACCTATCGACGCCACCCCTTCGACGACACCCGCAGGAGGACTCTCATCGTGCCATTGCAGCCGTTGCCGGTCGTGTACGCCGGTATCCGGTTTCCGTCTCGCACCGTGGCCCGCTGGGCCATTTTCCTCGACCACCTGAAGATCGAGTGGGAGTACGAGCCGGACGCGTACGACACCGACGAGGGGCCGTACGTGCCGACGTTCAAAGTCAAGATCGATCAGGTGAAGAACAGTTCCAGCTACCACCAGTTCTTCACCGTCGAACAGCCCGGCTCGCCGCACGGTGCCCGGCATGTTGCGTTCGCGAAAGCGACCGGGTTGCCGTTGATCGTGGCTCGTCAGATGCCGCGCAGTTACGCCGACCAGTTCCCGCGGGGCGGACGGCTGCTCGCGTACAACCTGATGGTCGACAACAGCGACAACTGGCCGGTGCAGTGTTCGTTCGTCAACGTCGACCAGCCGGCCTTGAGGCAGTGGTGCGCGTTGGGGGACAACCGCCACTGGTGCCAGGAGGATTTCGGGTTCAGCATGGCGAGTCGGACTCATCTCGCGGTGGAATGCCCGGGGTCGTACTCGCCGCCGGCGGAGTCGCCGGTGGTGGATGAGGCGTTCGTGGAGGCTCGGTCGGCGCGGTTCGTGTGGTCGGATGGTGGCGACGTCACCCCGTGACCACTGTCCATAGTGGACGGTGCGTTGCAACACAAGGTGCTCCACAGAGCAATCACCTCGCCACTCGGAGTAGCCAGCGAGCCGACGAGCAGACGATCACCATCCGTCGATCCGAGCCATGACCAGCACAGATAGACCCGGTTGAATCACCCTGTGCCGCAAGCCACACGTCTCGATCCCGTGGTCACGCTGCTCATGGCCGCCCTGTCCAGACACCGCTCAATCACCCTCGTGATGAGCGACGACCTCGGAGAACACGAAGACGGCACACCAAAGAACGTGCTCGTCGACCACGCCACCGCCACGCTGTTCGTCCGCCGCGGCGCCAGCCTCGACCAGCAACGCGAAGCCACCATCAAAGACCTGCTGACGCTGATCTACCCAACGCTGCGCGGCCGTGCACTCACCACGGCCGCACAGCGTGTTCTCACCCTCAGACCGGCCACACCAGCAGCGATCCTCACCGCGATCAGCGACGATGCGCCACCGTCTCCGCGGCAGCAGCCGGTGCCCATCCCGACCCAGCGCTTCAGCTCGCCCATGCTGGTCTGAGCTGAAACCGCGACGGCCCCACAGCCCGAGAACCGGGCCACGGGGCCGTTCGTGGCCGGTCCCCTGGGTATGCAAGAGACCGGCAGTAATACCCAACCAAGTCGGTCCACAACCCGAAAGCGGTGAACCACCACCCGTTCTAGTCGTGCCGACCGATCAAACGAGCCGCTCGACGTAGCCGGTCACCGCCGACCCCACCAGCACCCGAGCCACGATCGGCCACAACCGCGGCATGCGTCGACGAGCGACCGCCACCCCGGCCGCCACCCAGATCGACAAACACCACTCGCACGACGCCAGATCAGCCCAGCGGGTGTCCCCCGCCCACCGCTCGAACCGCTCCCGCAGCTCCCGCACCGGCCACACCTCGTCGTGCTGCAGCAGCCGCGTCAACCGGGCCACGGCGAGCGCATCCACCAGGGTCTCGGTGGCGGTCACGGCCGCAGCACCTCGAAATCGCGGTAGAACTCCTCGGCTGCGACCACCACCGCACCAGCGGGGCCGCGCACCACCCAGTCACCGGGATCAGCGAAGTCGTAGCTGTCGCCGTCCTCGCGCGGCACCGCCACCCGGCCACACCCGATCTGCTGCACGAACGCGCCGGTGCCGGCCCATTCGGCCACCTGCTGTTGGTTGGTGGACGTCACCAGCACCGCGGTCATCTCAACCCGAGGCCGCACGGGCACCGCGTCCAGGATCACGACGCCGCCGCCCCGGTCGCGCCCGACTGCTGGCCGGACTGCAGCACCACACCCAGCAGGTACAGCGCTTCCTGCTGGGTGAACCCGGCCGCCTGCCACGCCGTGTACAGCTCGTGCATCTGCGCGGCGGCCTCGGCCAGCGGGGTGAGGTTGGGCCGCCCGCTCTGGTCATGGTTGCTCACCAAGACCTCCGGAGGAGGCCCCGGCCTTCAGGCCGGGGAGGAATCCGGACCCCGGAAGGGGTGGCCCGGCGAAGCCGGGACAGCCCAAAGCGCGAAGCGCTCATGACCTTCTCCTTTCGCTTACCGATCAGGCAAAGGCAGTCGACGCTCCAGCTCGGCCATCCCCCGGCAGCGGTGCGGAGCCTTGGGGTCCTCACCGTGCAGCGTCCCCCACGGCACCATCAGCATGTCGTCCACGGCGCGCGGCACGACGTGCAGATGCAGGTGGAACACGCTCTGGCTAGCAGCCTCGCCGGCGCTGGTGATGATGTTGAACTGCGAGTAGTGGTCCCGCGCGTATTGGGCGGCGTCCAGCATGGTGTCCGCCGACACCCGTGGATCCGTGGCGGCGTCGGCCACGTGCTGCCGCGGGATCACCAGCACGTGCCCGTCAGTGACCGGCGCAAGCGGCACGATCACCACGCTCGCCGGGGTCTCCCTCTTGATCGTGGCCGGCGCCCGACCTGCGACGATCTCGCAGAACGCGCACCCGGCCATGGGTGCCCCACCTCCTGCGGTCCGCTCTCGGCTGCGCCAGCGGCGCCACGGCGGCGTGTGCAGCCCGCACGAGCCCGTCAAGACACCACCGCCACCGACCGCGCCCACGACGGCCCCGCCCAGCGCCCCAGCGACCCGCACCGGCACGAGCCGCCGGCGGTGACCACCACCAGCCGGCCGTCGGCCAGGTGCACCTCGAACCCGGCCCGCGCCGCTCGCTCGCTCCGGGGTGGGCGGGTGGCGCCCCAGTTGACCGCGGCGTGCAGCTGCACGTCGTCCGGCCGCTGATACACCCACAGCCCATCCTCGGGCCCACCCTTGGCGAGCAGCACATACCGCTTGCGCCACACCTGCCCGTCCAGCACCACCTGCGCCGGGTACCAGCGCCCCACGACCGGCGTCACTACCACCACCGTCCTCGGTCTTCCTGCTCCGCCCGCAGCCACTCGTATGTGGCGGCGCCGCAGCCCGCGCACGCCACCACCGCCGCGATCGCCCCTGGTAGGTCCGGGTGGCCGACGAACAGGCCGACGAAGATCGCCGCGACCAGCCAGGACACGATCGCCACCGTGCGGTACTCGTCCGGGGTCACGTCGGGTTCACCGCCGGTCGTAGCTGCCGGAACCGGTCCACCTGCTCGGCGAGCTGATCCATCAGCACCGACGCGGCAGCCCAGTCCTGCTCCGACAGCAGCTCAGGCAGCACGCGCATGTCGAACTCCCGCAGCATGCGGGCACCACCGAGCGCGTCCCGCCACGCCTTCAACCGGCGCGCCCGCAGCTGCTCTTCGTCCGGCTCGATGTGCTGGTCGATCACCTGCGCCACCTGCCGGTAGGCGCGGTCGACCGGGGTGCCGGCCTCGACGTCGGCGAGCGCTCGCCGAGCGGCGGCACGGACGGGCTCAGGGGCGGGGAACCGTTGGTCGCCGACCCGGATGACCCCCTCGGCAGCGGTGCGGATGCTGGTGATCTTCGCGAGGGTGGTGGCGGAGTAGCCGGTGCCGGCGGCGGCGATCTTGCGGGTTTCCATCGACGACCGCGACGGCACCCGCGGCGCCTGTTCCGGCAGCTGCGGCTGTGGCTGCTGATCCGCCAACTTGGCGCCACCTGAGCCAGCCGCAGCTCGAGCGGCCTGCGTGGCTCGGCCACGCGACAACGCCTCGTTCCGGCGCCGGATGGCGTCCTCGACCAGCAGATTCGCGCGCCGCACCTGCGCCCGCTCCGCCTCGACCGGCGTGAGCGGCTTGCGGCACGTGTTCTCGTCCCACTCCGCCTGCAGCACGTCCCGGGCGGTGTGGATGTCCACGATCGTGACCGGCACCTCAGTCCAGCCGAGCACATCCCTCGCCGCCGCCAAACGTCGACCGCCGGCGACCAGCTGCCAGTCACCGGTGATCACGATCGGGTGCAGCATGCCGACCTTGCGGATCGACTCCGCCAGCTCGCGCAGGTCACCCAGGTCGGCGCGGTCCCGCTCCCCGATCTTGATCTCCGAGATCGGGGTCATCATGCGCACGGGGACGGTGTGGCTCATGCGGTGCGCCGCTCCTTCACTTCCGTGCCCGACGTGGGCGCGAGCCGCACGGGGTGGCCTGGTTCGACCCGGCCGAGCGCACCGGACCAGTCGGCGCGGGACACCACGCGGGTACGGGGCCGTACGAACTTGCTGGATACGGGGTCGGGGCGTGGCGGCAGCCCCATCGCGACCCGCTGCGCCATCACCCGCTGCACCACCTGCGTGCGCTCCGGGTATCGCAGCCCCTTCGGGGAGATCCATTTCCCGTCGGTGGTCATCAGCCACTCGGTGGCGTCATACACGTCGCAGCGGCGCCGCGACCGTGCCGCCGGCCGGTGCCGGCGGTGCTGCACCGCCGACGGGTCGTCGTAGATGTGGCCGCGCCAGCTGCAGTAGGCCGCGACCTGCGCTTCGGTGAAGGCGCGCCGAATCGTGGCGGTCACCTCGCCCGGCGTGGACGCCGCAGCGGCCCATCCGGGTGCTTGGGGCATGGTGAACTTCCACCGCCCGCCGGGCAACTGCTCCACGGTGATCGTGATCTGCCGCACCTGGTGCGGCACCTGCGCCGGGCCTTGCAGGTCACCGACGCTCCGCGGACGGGTCATCGACGTGTCGACCTCCCGATTCGTGGCACTGCTGCTGCGCGCGCACGGGCGCGACCACCACTGGCCGTGCCGCGGCCGGTGGAAGTGGTGGGGATGCGCTCGTCGGCGCGGCCGAGAGTGGCCACGCCGGCGGTGCCGGTGAGCAGGGCGGCGAGGTGGACCATGGCGTCGACGCGGTCCGGGGAGTCCTGCCCCTCTTGCCACGTGGACGCCTGGTGCTCCAGCACCTTGTGCCGGCCGACCATCACCATCCGGCCGGTCTCCCACGCCGGCGCGACCAGCAGCATGCGGGCCTGCTTGCTGCCGCGCGCGATCAGCTCTTTCAGCCGGGGCCCGGTCTCGCCGAACCCCAGAACGTCGTCGACGTGCGGCTCGACCTCGGAAAGTTCGCCGCGTAAACGGTCGGCGACCTCGGGCGGATCGTCCGGGCGGGACAGCCGCGCTAGCGCGGCGTCGGGGTCACCGCCGGCGCGGTGCAGCGCGACCGCCTGCTGGTGCAGGGTGGCCCACGCTTCCCGGAGCCGGGTGTGCAGCTGCGACAGGGACTTCTCGTACGCCAGCGTCGGCGCCCCGTACCGCACGCACGTCAGCAGGGCGAGCCGCGCCCACCGGCCGACCGTCATGGCGCCGGACAGATCGTCGATCAGGTACCCCTTGCCGGTTCCGGGGTGGCGGCAGCCGACCACGATGCCGGCCTCGTCACCGCTGCCGGGGTTGTCGGCGGGGTCGACCACCACGACCGGGGGTAGGCAGCCGGGCGGCGGTTCGTCGACGCGCCACAGATCGAACCAGGCCGACTTGAAAACGCCACCTTCCAGCGGCGCGGGCCGCCCCTGGTACAGCGCGGCGAAAGTGCGTTCCCCCACCGCGGCGCGCTTGGCTTCCCAGTCGGCGACCGTGCGGCCCCGCGCGGACACCAGCCAGGTGCCGGGCCGGCGGCCGAGCGCGTCGGGGGTGTGGCCGTCCGCCAGGGCGGGGACGTTGACCGTGGGCCAGCCCTCGGCCTCGAGACGGCCGGCGAGGTCGTCGGGGTGCCACCTCGTTTGGATGACGATGACCGGGGCGCCCGGGGCGAGACGGGTCAACGCCACCGCGGACCACCACTCGTGCAGCGCGGTGCGGATGGTGTCGCTGTCAGCGGCCTGCTGGTCTTTGATCGGGTCGTCCACGAAAAGCGCGTCGGCTGGCATACCAGTCAGGCCAGATCCCACGCCGACCGCGCGCATTCCGCCGAGGTGGCCAGCCAGCTGCCAGTCCGACGCATCGGCGTGGGACTGGTCGACCGTGAGCCCGATCTGCGGCCCATACGTTTCGACCAGCGACCGCACAACACGGCCCGAGGTGCGCGCCAGACTGGCCGCGTAGGAAGCCCACGCGATCCGCCGGTCCGGGTTGTCCGCGAGCAGCCACAGCACCGCCCAGCGCAGCAGGGTGGACTTCCCCTCCTGAGGCGGGATGGACAGCACCAGCCGCCCGTCCCGCGTGGTGGCGGTCTCCACGACCCGCCGCGACACCAACTCCAGCGCGTCGGTGCGCACCATGCGGTGGTCGAAATGGCACGCCAAGTCGAGCGGCGTCGGATAGTCGTTCACGATCCGCAACCGCGCCGCCTGCGCCCGGATCCGCGTCACCAGCTCGGCCACCTGCTCCGGCGGCAGGCTGGCGGCGTACTTACGGGCGAGCGTGTCGATCCTCGGCGGCACCCGCTACTCCTGCGGCACCGGCGAGCCGTCGCGGGCAGCGCGCCGACGGATCTGCTCTTCCAGCTCCCGCAACGCGGTGTCAAGATCCGTCTCCCCCGGCGTGATCTCGATCTTCTCCGGCCGGTTCGCGCCGTGCAGCTTCGCCTGTGCCTCCAGGATGCGCGACACCCGGTCGACAGCGAGCAACTTCCCGCGCAGCACATCCGGCCACAGCGCCCGGATCATGGCGTCGTAGCGGTCGGAGATGATGTTCCGCCACGTTTCGACGTCCTCGCGCGGGTACTCCTTCATGACAGCCTGGAAGGCGCGGTAGGCGTTGCCGCGGTTTGCGTAGCCCAGCTGGTCGGCGATGGCCTGCCAGGTGGCTCCGGCCTTGCGGAGCTCCACGCACTTGAGGTCGCGCTCCCAGCGTTCGATCGCGGCGGGGCTGGTCTGATCGGTGGCGCCCCTATTCGCTTTACGCCGCGGCTTCGGCGCACCGTCGGCCGCGGTCACTCGGCGGCCTCGGTGAAGTCGTGGGGCTGGCCGTCCCGCGTGGGCAGCTGGCCGGTGTGTTCCTGGTAGCGGCGGCAGATGACGTCGGCATACTTCGGGTCGATCTCGATGACGGCTGCTCGCCGGCCAGCGTCGTGCGCGGCGATCAGGGTTGACCCGGACCCGCCGAACGGGTCGACGACGAGCTGGTTGCGGTCCGTGGAGTTCGTGATGTGGCGGGCGATCAGCGCGACCGGCTTCATCGTGGGGTGTTCCTTCGACCGCTTCGGCCGTGGGTATTCATGCACGGTGTCCTGGGTGCGGTCGAGGACGGCATGGTGAGCGGCCCCGGGGACCCAGCCGTAGAACACGAGTTCGTGGCGGTAGTGGTAGTCGGATCGCCCCATCACGAACTGGTCCTTCACCCAGATCAGCGTCTGCCGGAGCACCTCCAGCTCGACGAGAACACCGCCGAACACCAGGGACAGCTCGCCGGCTGGGCTCGCCACGTACCAGCAGCCGCCGGGTCGGGTGTGCGTTGATGCCAGACCGAGGGCGGCGCGGAGGAAGTCACGGAGGCTGTCGGCGTCGAGGGAGTCGTTCTCGATGGTCAACGCGTCCGCGGTCTTCCCGACGTAGCTCACCCCGTAGGGCGGGTCGGTCCACACCATGTCGGCCTTGTCGCCGTTGAGCAGGAGGTCCCACACGCCGGGGTCGGTGGAGTCGCCGACGGCCAGCCGGTGTGATCCCAGCACCCACAGGTCGCCGGTCTTGCAGTACGGCTCGGCAGGCGTGTCGGGGGAGTCATCGGGGTCGTTGAGGGGGACCTCGTCCTGGGCTTCGACGTCGGCGTCGAGGAGCGCTTCGAGCGCGTCGAGGTCGCCGGGGTCGTAGCCGGTGCCGTCGAGGTTGGGGAGGTCGGTGAGGAGTTCGAGGAGGAGCCGGTTGTCGTAGCTGCCGAGGTCGCTGGTGCGGTTGTCGGCGGCGACGATGCGGGCGGCTTGGTCGTCGTCGACGTCGACGGTGACGGCGGCCAGGGTTTCCCAGCCGAGGTCTCGCGCGGCTTTGAGGGTGTGGTTGCCGGCGAGGACTTCGTTGGGTCGGCCGGTGTGGGTGCCGCGGTTGACGACGACGGGTTTGTATTGGCCGTTGACGGTGAGGGATTCGGCGATGCGGCTGGTGTTGCCGACGCGTGGGTTGCGGTGGTAGAGGCGCAGGTCGGCGGTTGGGTAGTAGGTGACCTGCAGGTTGTTGGGGTTGGTCATGCGGCCACCGCCTTGGTTCGGTGGGCGCGGCGTAGGTGTGCGCCGCCGCAGTGGGGGCAGGGGTAGGCCTCGACGGGGTGGCGGGGGCTGCCGGAGAGGACGGCGCGGGCGCGGCGGGCGACGGCGGCGGTTTTCGCGGCGTCGAGGGTGGGGAACCGTTCGGCGGGGCAGCGGTGGTGGGTCACGGGGTCGTAGGGGCACCTCGCAGACGTGGTCGGCGTGGTGGTGGTGGTGGGCATTCCGGGGTGTGGTTCCTCCGGGGGTGTGGCGGCGTGGTGGGGAGCGGCCGCGCGGGTTGCTTGTTTCTCGCGAGAGACTAGCGAATCTTGGCGTGCGGGTGGTATCGGCCGCTCCCTGTTGGTGTGGGGGTGGCCCCGGCGTGGGGGTGTGGTTGGTCGCCGATGCGGGCGTAGTGGGGCAGCCAGGGTAGGTAGACGGATCCGGTTTGGCCTTGCCGCTGTTTGGCGATGATGATCTCGATTTCGTAGCGGCGGTTTTCGTCGTCGGGTGTGCGGTGGAGCAGCCACACGTTGTCGGCGTCTTGTTCGATGGCGCCGGATTCGCGCAGGTCGGCGAGGCTGGGGCGGCGGTCGGTGCGTTGTTCGGGGTTGCGGTTGAGTTGGTGGAGGGCGACGACGGGTACGTGGAGTTCTTTGGCGAGGAGTTTGAGGCCGCGGCTGATGGCGGCGACTTGTTCTTGGCGGGTGGTGTTGCGGGTTTCGGCGGGTTTGATCAGTCCGAGGTAGTCGATCACGAGTAGGCCGAGGCCGAGGGGGTTGCGGGCGTGGTCGCGGGCGTGGGCGCGGATTTGGGCGACGCTGAGGTAGGGGTCGTCGCATACGGCGAGGGGGAGTTCGCGGAGGTGGTTGGCGGCGCGGTGGACGGCGTCCCAGTCGTGGTGGTTGAGGCGGCGGCGGAGGAGTCGGGTGAGTTCGACGCCGGCGAGGTTGGCGAGGATGCGGTCGGTGAGTTCGGCTTGGGTCATTTCGAGGCTGACCATGAGTGCGTGGTGGCCGGCGAGGGCGGCGGCGAGTAGGAGGTTGCAGGCGACGACGCTTTTGCCGGTGGCGGGGCGGGCGCCGACGATGGTGACGGTGCCGGGGCGGAGGCCGCCGGTCATCATGCGGTCGAGTTCGGGCCAGCCGGTTGGTAGGGCGGGTTCTTCGTCGCTGGCGTAGCGCTGTAGGGCGAGGTCGGCGAGTTGGATGGCGTCGAGGGCGGTGTTGCCGGTGCGGGCGTGTTGGGCGACTTCGTCGAGGGTTTGGCGGGCGCGTTCGACGATGTCGGCGGGGTCGCTGTCGGGGTCGGTGTAGGCGAGTTGTTGGGTGCGTTGGCCGGCGGCGAGGAGGCGGCGGCGGATGGCTTTGTCGGCGACGATTTCGGCGTAGTAGCCGGCGTTGGCGGCGACGGGGGTGTTGTGGAGGAGGTCGGCGAGCCATGCGGCGCCGGTGAGGCCGTTGTGGCCGAGTTTGGGGAGGCGGTCGCCGAGGTGGTGGGCGACGGTGACGGGGTCGACTTCGGTGCCGTTGTCGCGCATGCGGAGCATGGCGGCGTAGAGCTCGGCGTGGGCGGGTCGGTAGAAGTCGTCGGGGTTGAGGTGTTCGGCGGCGGTGTCGAGGGCGGTGGGGCTGGCGAGGCAGGCGCCGAGGAGGGCTTCTTCGGCGGTGAGGTCGTGGGGTGGTTGGAGTTGGTTGGGGTGTGGGGTGGCGGTCACCGGGTGGCTCCGTTTCGGCTCTGATTCGCTCTGTGACGGCCGCTTCGGTGGGGGTAGCGCCATTCACCCGCGGGTGACGGGTTGGGCGCGTCTACGGCGAAGCTAGGCTGGTTTTTGGGGGGTGCTTGGGTGGGGCGCCTCTCGCCGCTCGCGAGCGACGGGCAACGCGGCGGCGGGGCCGCCCCACCCGAAAGGGGCCGACCCCCGGGGGG